GATTTTTAGCGATTAGTTTTAACTTAGATTTATCAATATCGTTCATCATTATAGATACTTCTTTATTTTCAAAATCAGAATAGTTAAGAACAGGAATTTGTGTTCTAACATAATCAACTGTACCTATTGGAGCTTCTGTGTCAGATACAGCATCAAATACAGCATTCATTGATTGGCTGATAAAATAAATTTTATCATCATCAAGAATAGTTACATTTGCTTCTCTATCTAGCTCAATAGAATCAACACCTTTTGACATTACAACGTATGGTGTTTTGATTACTTCTTCAGCATCACCAAAAGCAATATATGAACCTATAGCAATATCATCTAAATTACCAGATGTAGGAATAATAGTGTTGTCAGAAACATCAGCAGTAACAGTAATACCTGAAATTTCTTCAGTACTTGCGTTAGTATTAGCAGCTCTAGAAACAAAAAGTTTATTTCCATATTTTAAGAATGAACTTGCTTGCATCCAATCGTTATAGTTCTTTTTTGTTGGCTTACCGTAGTAAGAAACTAATTCGTCTTCGTTAGTGATAAGTAAATATACGCCAACTGGACCTTGATCGAAATCACCGGCAAAACAACCAATGCTATTTGATACCGTAGGAGCTATTTGGGATGCGTCGATTTCTATAATTTCACGTTATGTGCAATTTAAGTTCGTTATACTTAAATCTGAGCTTTTAACTCAACTACATGTCTCCACATAGACCAGACTATATCTTCACCCTTTATTGGGGTGGCTACCACTTCGAGGTACTTACCTCTACTTCCTTTCGGAATAGTCGTTGAACTTTCTAATTTTTATTCCAAGGTTTACGTTTATCTAGGCTTTCTTTTGATACATTTGGATTCATTTTGCAATTGTCGTTATGCCATCTGTTATAATTTCCCAAATCTACTAATTTATTACAATGAGAACATTCAAATTTTATTTTTTTAGATTTGCTTATATTTTCAGAAATTTTGTTTATAGACTCTCGTGTATGTGTTTTACCGTACATACCGTTGCCATTTCCTGAACTTCTTTTTGACATTTCTAATTTTACTTCATTTGTTCTCTTCTTACCCTTATTACTATTACCTATTTTAGTTTTAGTATCTTCAGATAATTCACGACCTACACAGTACTTGTTGCCTTTATTGATAATACCGCATAACAATTTAACTTCTGGGGAATGTGTTTTTCCATACATGCCATTTTTCTCACCAGATGTTAAATTAGACATTTTACGTGAAAATTCTAATTTTTCTTCATCTGATGCATACATATGTGAGTTTCCACCTTCTCCACCAGTCGCAATATTATAACAATTACTACCATATAAACGTTTATATTTTGTAATTATATCTATTTCATACTTATCCAATTCTGATTTTTTATCTACGTTATCTATTAAGATAGTTTTTGTGAAATTTTCTTTCCCATACTTCTTAATAGCTTTCTTGATAATTAATCCACTACCATAATAATTAGTTGATTTTTCAACTAATTTTTGTGATTGTCCAACATAAACTTTATCATTTATGTTATTAGTAATTAGATAGATATACATAAACCTTCCTTTAAATTAGCTTAGCTGCTGATTGTCACATATATGAAGATTGTTACACTTTGGTACTTCATACTTCGAGAGTTCCCAGCAATTCAATAGCTTTATTACTTCTATATTACTATAGAAGAGTGCATTTTTATTAGACTCTCTTTGTCTACACCGGGAGAGAGTAAAGACATATTATGCCTCCTTTATGTTTGATTTTTTGTTACTTCTTGTGATCGAATTCCTCTCGAAGAATAGGGACAAGAAACTATTATATTTTTTTGTGCAAAAATCAAGATGCACAATAGAAAGATCCAGAAGATCTGACAAATAATAGCAGTAATTTGTAACAGTTACATTGTTATTTATATTTTTAAATACGTTTAAATTTCTAACAGACATTAAAAAAGGTTAGCTGAATAAACAACTAACCTTTGAGTAAATCTCGGTTGAGATTTAAGAGTAATTATACTGTTGCTAATGCTGTACCAGTAAAATCAACACCGAAGCTTCTACCATATGCTTTAGCTCTATCATTACTGATTGGAGTTTCAACACCTGGAATAGTTTCTAGAGCATATCTAGTTTTCGCAATGATTGCTGGCTGACCAGTTTCAAAGTTTGTAACTTTTGTGAAACTTAGTGGAACGTAAGGAGCAAAGAATCCCATACTATCTCTTCTATCAGCACCTTTATAAAGCATTGTAGCGTAATCAGTTACAGCAAATTGGTCAACAATAACTTTGAACTTGTTATCGAATGTACCAGCAACACCACCAGAAACTGGCTGCTTAGAACCATTTGCTTGAGTTGCAACTTTAAATGTACCAACTTCTTCCATCATTGTAACAACGTTTGGAGAAACAACAGCGATGTTAGCTTGTCCTCTTTTTGTTTCAAGACCGATTTGAGTACTTTCTTTTTTCATTTTGATAACTTCAACTCTGTACTTCTCTAATTCCCATCTACCGTCAGCAGAAGCTGGAGCGAATGCGTTTGCAACTTGAGTAGAGTTAGTATTAACAAAGTTAACAATTTCTCTATCTAGTTCAGCTTGAGTTTCGTAAGAAATAAGACTCATTAGCTCTTCATCAGCTGCAAGGCCATGTTGTGCTTTAAGATCTTGGTACATTTCTACTGAATATCTACCTTTAAGAGCTCTTGATTTAGCTTCAACAGATTTTCTGCTGATGTCAAAACCGATCTCATTCATATCTTCGCCTATAACTTCCGCTTGAGCTGTAGTCATTGGTCCAGTATACTTAGGAAGAACTTGTGCAAATGCTAGTTCGTTAGTAAATACAGCAGATATATTAGCATCTGGAGCAAGAAATTCACCAGCAGCTGTAACTAGAACTTTATCATCTTCAACATATGCAACAACTGCTGTAGCAGCAGCGCCACTAGCGTCAACACCTGTAACCGTATCACCAACAGCTGGAGCAGTAGCCATAACAAGAATCTGACCTTTAGCATTAGGACTAATTGAACCGTCTCTCTTGTTTCCAAGATATCTGTTTGTTAATGCATAGATAAAACCTGTTGGTAAAGCCATTGGCTGAACACCAAGTAATTCGTTAGCAATTAAGTTAGGGTAAACTCTTCTTACTAAAGGCATAATGATTGGAGTGAATTGTGCAACGTCTGATGCTATTGTTCCCTCTGCAAGTACTTTTTCTGCTTCTGTGTGAGCATTTTCTAACATCATCGCCATCATTGATGAATCTGATTCTGATAAACCTTCGTATTTTTCGCTTTCAACTAGCGCTTGGATTGTTTCATTTAATTCCATTTTATATTCTCCTTTAATTTTATTATATTAAGTGACTAAAAGATGTAGATAGAGATGTTTTCTCTTCTTTCTTTTCTTCAATTTTTTCAAATTTTTCTTCAATTTTCTCTTCAGGTTTCTTAGTTCCAATACTTTCTTTAATTGTCCCTAATTTCTCAAGATAAACCGATGAATCTTCAAACTCAACTAAATTTGCTAACTTACTGAATTTCTCGGCTTCAAGAGTACTCATACCTTCTTTAAGTTCAGCGATAACGCCCATCTTTAAAAGTTCTGCTCCTCTTTTTTCAAGTGCAATGTTCTCTTCAACTAAAGCATCAACTTTTTCTGAACTCTTGTCTAGTTCAGCTTGTAAACTAACAGCTCCAGATTCGTCAAGTACTTCTTTAGCTTCAGTGATTCTTGCTATATCTGCTCCAGTTGCAACTAACATTGCGTCCATTGCTTCAATAATCATGTCTGATTTCTCAACTTTGATAGACTCGTCTAACTTATCAGATGCTTCAGTAATAAAATCTTCAACTACCTTTTCAAGATATGCGTCAACTTGGTCAAGAAGCTGTGCTTCTTTCTCTGCTGATTCTTCTTGTAATAGTGTATGAAATTCTTCTGCTTTTTCTTCTAATTCGCTAGTTCTTTCTTCAATCTTTGCGTCAGCTATTTCTAATGCTTTTGCTTCAGATGCTTCAGTTACTGCTGCTTCAAAACTTTCAGTTAATGCTAATTTTGTTTCTTCAGTGAAAACTTTTTCATCTAATGATTCAAATAATTTCGTTAATACCATTTTTTTTCTCCTTTTATTTATGTTTATGTTTGCAGTTATCACCATGCCATCTACTGTGATTTCCTGCACTAATTTTTTTAGAACAATATTCACATTCGATAACACCACCAATAACTTTTCCAATAGTGCGTTTTTTAATAGCACTCTTTTCTTTATCAGATTTTATACGACCAAATACTGGACTTTGACTTCCAGTTTTACCATACATATGATTATTTATACCTGATATAGATAGTGATTGCTTACTTTTTGAGTCTTCTGTGCGTTTTCTGCCAATTGCAGCTTTACTCATTTTCTCTTTGGTTTCATCACTATGTGTCGTTGTATGAGACGCACAACCAGTTCTGTCAAATCCGGTGCTTGTTTGGTTTGCTTTATTATAAAATGATTTATGTGTTTTAACGTTAAATCGTTTATGTAACTCAATTTCAAACGATACAGCACTATTTCTATCTTCGCACAACCTACAAATCTTATACTTGTAATTTTGCGGGTTAGCTTTTTGGTCACAGATAAATTCTTTATCTGTCGAACTTGAAAAAT